ATCATAATTGGTAGCGGGCCAAACAGGCCGCGCATGGTGCGTTTTTCGCGGGCACAAAAAAATGCCCCCCGACCGAAGTCGAGGGGCGGAAGGTCGGAATCCGACCTTTATTCAGCAATAAAGATTTCTTGCAGCTCGCGGGCCAGCTCGAAAGCTTTTTCCTGAGCTGCTTTCGGCGGTAAGCCGGCAATGCCTTGCGCATCCTTGAGTAGATTCAAGCAGGTAATGACGTTCGCAATTTGCTGCCGCGTCGCCACTAGTGCATCAACCTTCTCGGTCGTTTTCTCAGTTTGCGACTTAGCAGTCTGCTGCTTACCTTCTGCATTATCAAGTTTTGCTTTCTTAGCGCGTGTGATCGCTTCCTTGCCTTTCTTCGTGCCATCCCAATACATGCAATTGCGCTTGAGTGTGCCGCATATATGCTTAAACTCAGCGGTAGTGTCTTCGCACTCTTCGCGAAGCAATCCAACAAACGCCATACCGCGAAGCCATTCTGCGCGGGAAAAACGATCGCCATGCTTTTCCTTGAATGAAGAATACTTGGCGTTTTTGTTCATATTCAGCAGCGGGAAGATAGGCACGTTCGCGCCGGTCTTAGCGTCAATAACAGCGCCCATATCGATGGCAGACTTCTCGGCGGTAGTTGTAGCATCCTCCAGCCCAACAGCAGCAGCAATGGTTCCTGCAACTTGCTCAGTAGTTTTCTTGTTAAAAGTGATTTTGCGTGCCTTAACAGTTTTAATTTGTTTCATGTTTACGTTCTCTCTATTTGAGTAAGTAGAAGGTCGGAATCCGACCTAAGCCGTGCGGTTATTCGCTCGACTTGGATCTAATGTACCACAATTAGATAAGTCTGCAACAAATGGCCCCCCCACTACCCCCCTATACCCCCGTAGCTCAGATGGTTCCATAGCGACTATATACATAATAATATGCACAACAGACCCCACACTTTGACAAACCTAAAACAACAACTCTAATAAAATCAATAACTTACAACACACTAAATTAGTCTAACATGTTCTAACACTTGAGTGTCTTTGACCCCACCCCCTTTTTCCTGTATACGCGCACCTCGCACCCCACCCCCCTCAATATAGGAAACACCCCCCGTCAATGGAACCAGAGGATTAATTTGGGACAATAATTCCCAAATAATTAAAATGACATCGTAACTCATTGATTTATATACAGTCATATTTTACGCTCTACCGAAAATACCCCCAAAAGGTATGCTTTTGATTTCTGCAACGCTATTTTCTTCGACAGCGTAAGCCTTTGATTTACATAGATACCGCTAAAACCCCTCGCATGCCTGTTGCCAGTACGTAACTATATGTTAGACTTCGCAAAACCCGGTATTTCGGATACCTGCGAATGGCTGTTGTACAAGTGGAACCTACCAAGGACCACCCGATCCCCTATGACTTGTCAGAGGAGAAACCCGCGACCCTAATCGATGAGATAGCAGTGGCGGGCAATACAGCAGAATTGCAGGTAGAAATGGGCGCACCCTTGGAAGTTTCTGAGGGAGATGCTGCCCGAGAAAAAGAATTGTTAGAGGCAGTTGCCACAGCGCAAAAGCCCGCCAACCTTACAAATCAGACCACGGCGTTTGCTGCGGCTGCATTTCTACGTACATATGGTGCCCAGCTTGCTATGGATGCAGCACAGGCTCGGTCTGCCATTACGCACAAGCTTATGGAGATTGCCGACTGCGGCGACCCAAGGTACGAGCTGAAAGCACTTGAACTGCTCGGAAAGCACAGCGACATAGGTATATTCACCGAACGCAGTGAGATAACCATAAACTACAAGAGTCCAGAAGAACTGGAGAAGGCGATCAAGGATAGGGTGAAGAACCTACTTAACGCTACTGTAGTAGACATAACGCCAGCAGGGGGAGCCTCCGAAGAAGAACTGGACGATATGTTAGGTGTAGTCGATCTGGATGCTGAAGATGATGACGAAGAATTAGATGACGAACGTGACATCTCCATTTGACGACATATCTCTTCAGGATATACCGAAGGTACTGCCCTTGTTGTCGCAACCGGAGCAGGAAAGGGTACTGGCAGAACTTGAGCAGTTAGCGAAGCTCAAAAAGCAGAAGAAGGCGCAGACTAGGTTTTTAGATTTTACTAGGCAGATGTGGCCTACGTTTATTAGCGGGAAGCACCATGCGAGGATGGCTGAAGCATTTGAACGAGTGGCTCGGGGCGAGTGTAAGCGTCTTATTGTCAATATGCCTCCTCGTCACACTAAGTCTGAGTTTGCTAGTTATCTTCTGCCTGCTTGGTTTTTGGGTCAATTTCCCCACAAGAAGGTCATTCAAACGTCGCACACCGCAGAACTTGCGGTTGGCTTCGGTAGAAAGGTAAGAAACTTAGTCGATCAGGATGCGTATCACGAGATATTTCCTGATTTACACCTGTCCTCGGACAGTAAAGCGGCAGGTAGATGGAACACAAGCAAGGGTGGAGACTACTTTGCGATAGGTGTCGGCGGTGCGGTTACTGGTAAAGGTGCGGATTTGCTCATTATTGACGACCCGCACTCGGAACAAGAGGCAGCATTAGCCGAAACTAACCCGGATATCTACGACAAGACCTACGAGTGGTACACATCCGGGCCAAGGCAGCGTCTCCAACCGGGCGGAGCCATCGTTGTGGTGATGACACGGTGGTCATTGCGTGATTTGACGGCCCGTGTACTCAAAGCCAGTGCCCAAAGGGGTGGTGATGAGTGGGAAGTGATTGAATTTCCGGCATTAATGCCGAGCGGGAACCCTCTGTGGCCTGAGTTTTGGTCAAAAAAGGAGCTTGCGGCCCTAAAAGAGGAACTTCCTAACGCAAAATGGATGGCTCAGTACCAACAAGAGCCAACATCCGAGACATCTGCCATCGTGAAGCGCGAATGGTGGAGAACTTGGGAAGAAGAACAGCCGCCACCGTGTGATTTCTTACTAATGGCGTGGGATACGGCGTTTGAGAAGACAAATCGGGCTGACTATTCGGCCTGTACGACGTGGGGTGTGTTCTACGCGCCCGATGAGAACGGAGTTGAGCAAGCAAATATTATTCTGCTCAATGCGTTCAGGGACAGGATGGAGTTTCCTACGCTGAAACGCGTAGCAGTAGAGCAATACGAGGAATGGGAGCCGGACTCGCTCATTGTAGAGAAGAAAGCTTCCGGGGCACCGCTGATATACGAGATGCGGGCGATGGGTATACCAGTGCAGGAGTTCACTCCTACCAAGGGTAACGACAAGATTACGAGACTGAACGCAGTTTCTGATTTGTTTGCCTCGGGTATGGTGTGGGCACCGGATAAGAGCTGGGCGGAAGAGGTTATTGATGAGGTCGCGGCATTCCCAGCAGGGGAGCATGACGACTACGTGGACTCCGTGTCATTGGCGTTGATGCGGTATAGAAAAGGCGGATTCGTAAGGTTGCCCTCAGATGAAGAAGACGAGGTGCAATACTTCAAGCAACGTAGAGGCGGGTACTACTAATGGCTATTGAAAAAGGTTTATATCAAACCCCAGAAGGTCTGGCGGTTGAAGAAGAAGCACAAATGGAAATCGAGATTGTTAACCCTGACATGGTGACAATGGACGATGGTAGCGTTGAGATTACTCTAGTACCTGAAACAGGTATGGAAGAAGCGGCTGGTGCGCCGTTTGACGCTAACCTTGCAGAATATTTAGAAGATGGACAGTTAACAGAGATCGCCTCAGAGCTTATAGATTATGTCGAGACCGACACATCTAGCCGTAAAGAGTGGGCAGATACCTTTGTTAAAGGGCTGGATGTGCTCGGTTTCAAATACGAAGAGCGTGTCGAGCCTTGGGAAGATGCCTGTGGTGTCTATTCCAATGTCCTAGCCGAAGCCGCTATTCGCTTCCAAGCTGAAGCGATGAGCGAAACTTTCCCCGCCGCTGGCCCTGTCAAGACCAAGGTACTTGGAGAGATAACCAAGGAGAAGGAAGACGCCGCCCTCCGAGTCAAGACGGACATGAACTACGAACTTACCGATGTCATGGTCGAATACCGTCCTGAACACGAAAGGTTACTCTACTCCCTTGGTCTTGCAGGGTCTGCGTTTAAGAAAGTCTACTTTGATCCCAACCTTGGCAGACAGGTTGCTATGTATATCCCTGCCGAGGACATGATTGTCCCTTACGGCGCGTCAAACATAGAGACAGCAGAGCGTGTTACTCACGTAATGCGTAAAACCAAGAACGATCTCGTTAAATTGCAGGTTGCTGGCTTCTATAGAGAAGTTGAACTAGGCGATCCTACCTCCTATCACACCGATATAGAGGAGAAAAAAGCACAGGAAGGGGGGTACACCCTCAACGACGATGACCGTTACACGCTCTTAGAAGTCCATGCAGACCTCATATTAGACGATGTTGACCAAGAAGAAGGCCCGCTTCAGGTAGCAAAACCCTACATTGTTACGATAGAGCAGGGCACCAGCACTGTTTTAGCTATCCGCCGTAACTGGAACCCTGATGATCCGTTGATGCTCAAGCGTCAACATTTCGTCCACTACTCTTATGTACCGGGTTTTGGCTTCTATGGTCTTGGTTTAATTCACATTATTGGTGGTTATGCTAGGGCGGGCACCTCTCTTATCCGTCAACTAGTTGACGCAGGTACTTTGTCGAATCTACCGGGGGGTTTGAAGTCCCGTGGGCTGCGGGTTAAGGGCGATGACACACCCATTGGCCCCGGTGAGTTTCGTGACGTGGACGTGCCTTCTGGCAGTATAAAAGACAATTTAATGACGCTCCCTTATAAGGAGCCTAGTCAGACACTTCTTGCATTATTGAAGCAGATTACTGAAGAAGGCCGACGTTTAGGGGCGATCAGTGATATGAACATTTCTGACATGAGCGCCAACGCGCCTGTCGGAACAACCCTTGCTCTGTTGGAGCGCACTCTCAAGCCAATGGCTGCGGTTCAAGCCCGTGTCCACTACTCGATGAAGCAGGAGTTCAAACTTCTGCGAGGCATCATCGCTGAGTATGCGCCCGATGAGTATATGTACATGCCTGACCGTGGAGAACCCCGTGCCCGTCGCATGGACTACGGCATGGTGGAAGTAATTCCTGTCAGTGACCCCAACAACAGTACGATGGCGCAACGGGTTGTGCAGTATCAGACTGTGTTGCAGATGGCACAGGCTACCCCACAGATATACGACCTGCCCCAGTTACACCGGCAAATGATCGAGGTTCTGGGTATTAAGAACGCAGATAAACTTGTACCTACTAAAGATGATATTAAACCTGCTGACCCTGTAAGCGAAAATATGGCTTTCTTGGTGGGTAAGCCTGTAAAAGCCTTCATATACCAAGACCATGAAGCACATATAGCTGTGCATGAGGCTTTCCTGCAAGATCCGCAGATTATGGCGTTTATAGGTCAAAGTCCCGCTGCACAGCAGGTGGTAGCTGCTATTAAGGCGCATATTGGTGAGCACATGGCCTTCCTATACAGGAAGCAGATGGAAGCTAAGTTAGGAGCACAACTACCGCCACCGGGTGAAGAGATGCCAGAAGATATTGAAAAGCTGCTTTCTCAAAGTATGGCAAAAGCTGGCGTCCAAGTTGCCCAACAGAAACAGCAGCAAGCGGCCCAAGCTGCGGCCCAACAGCAGGCGCAAGACCCGATGTTCCAACTACAACAGCAAGAATTGCAGCTTAAAGCTGCTGAACAACAGCGCAAAGCACAGAAAGATCAGGCAGATGCAGCACTTGACGCTGCAAAACTCCAGCTTGAT